AGTTGATACATGACTTTGATTGTACTGTATTGCTTGTACATCATACTGGTAGAGGTAACAAAGGAAGAGCTAGAGGTAGTTCTGTACTTGATGCTTCTATTGATGGAGAGTTCTTAGTAGAGAGAAAAGGTACTAAGCCTGATGATGATAACTCTATGTTAGTTACTATGAAGCAGACTAAAAACAAAGATGGCATGGGTATGGCAGAGAAGAAGTTTGAGTTCCATGAAGAGACTTTGATTGGCGAAGGTCTTAATGTTACTTCAGGATTGCTTATTGAGACAGATGTTGATATTAAAACCATCAAAGATATAGAACATGACATTGATATCAAGATAGCAGATAAAATGTATTCACTAGCTATGGCAATAGCAAAAAGTGATAACTGCAAGCCTGAAGATGTATGGTTCACATACACAACCTTTAACAGTGATTTAAAGGGAGTACATCATCTAAAAAATGCAAAAGATGTGCCATATAAGAAATACACAGTAGATAATTCTCTAAGAAGAATGGAAAAGCAAAAAATAGTAGAAAAGAATAAAAAAGGAAATGGCTATAGGCTGGTAGATGCTGATTTTACAAGTTTTAACGAGGGTGTGTAAATAAAGTGTGTAAAGTGTGTAACTGTGTAAGATACATTATATTAGTGTGTAGAGTGTGTAGTAGTCCATAGGACTACACACTTACACATTATTATGTATAGCACAAAGGAATAGTATATGAGTAATTATTATGATGAGGCTTTAAAAGATAAACTTAAACAATTAAGAATCTGCGAAGCAGAAGCTAAGGTTAAATGGGGTAACTGGAAGCGTATCTATAAAATGGTAGGCGTAGACTTTGAGATTAAGTTTTTAAAAGCAGAGCAGATATTAAAAACATCTTTACAAAAAGATACGATCAAAAAGCAAATCAGTATGGTTGATATGATGATTAGAGCCTATGAACAACTAAATATTAAATGTGAAGAAAGTGGTTACATTATGATTCAACCAAGTACCAGGTGTTTTACTTTTGATAAGAAAACTGCATTGATATGTGATACTGATGATGAGAAGCCAGTATTAGAACTTATACACAAAGATGAGAAGGATATTATGATATTTAGTATTGAAGAACTGCTTAGGTGTATACCCCAGGATTTTATGAGAGCAAAAGAGATACTAAGCAAATTAGATAAATCTGTAAATTTTCAAAGGGTTGATTATGTCTAGTTGGCATGGTGGCAAAGGCAGTAAAAGACGTAAGGAAGATAAAAAGAAAATAGATGCAAATTGGGATTTAATATTTAAGAAAAAGGAGAAAAGTATGAATTGTTGGTATTGTGGAACTGGACTTATATGGGGTGGAGATCACGATATAGGAGATGAGAATGAAGAATACGATATGGTCACGAACCTATCTTGTCCTGATTGTAAGGCCTATGTTGAGATTTATATGCCCAAAGGAGAGGCAAATGAGTGATTTCATAAACAAACCCCCTCATTACAATCAAGGCAAATTTGAATGTATAGATTATATAAAGCAACAGTTAGGTGCAAATTTCCCTGCATATCTTGAAGGTAATGCCATAAAGTATCTACATAGACACAAATATAAAGACTCAAACATCCAAGACTTAGAGAAAAGTATTTGGTATATTAATAAATTAAAAGAACATTATGAGAACCTATAATGAGCAACAAACCGCAAATTGATGTTTCGCAACTAAAAAGGCAAATCGACAAAGGCAAATCACTAAACGAGGTGGTCATGTCTCTTGGTAAAAGCAAATCGACTATTTTAAAAGTTGCTAACGAAAATGGTTTAAAGTTTGATAAAAAGTCTCCTTGGGCAAATTTGTAATTAAGGCAAATTTACTGTTGAGGCAAATACTGTTTTAAGGCAAATATGGATATACAAGTAAAAACTGATCTCAAACAATTACAAAAAAAGTTAGATATTCTTCGTGATAAAACCTTCAACAAGGTTATGAGTGAAGGAATTAATCATACTAGTGCTATAGTTGTTAATGCACAAAGACAACAATTATTAAAAAAACTGCACAAACCTAAAAAAACATCTATTACTGCTATTGTAATGTCTAAGTTTGCTAAACCTAATAAACGTGGTCTAAAGGCTACAGTTAGAGTTAAAAGCTATGCTACAAAGTTTTTGTATTATATTTATACTGGCGATAATGAACCTGCTAGAAGTCAAAGCTATCCCTCTCCAACAAAAGATGGAAGGGTTAAGGCTAATACTTTTGGCAACATTGTTACTCAAAAGGGTATTATTAAAAGAGTTGATAAAACAGAAAAGAGCAACAGAAAAGGCTCACGTTTTGTTGGTGTACCTAAAGGTAAAGGCTCTAAGGTCTATGGTATATGGGAGAGACAAGGACAAAAGGGTAGAGAGGGTTTAAACCTTCTTGTTGCATTTACTCCTTTTATTAGGCATAGAAAGTTTATTGATTGGTTTAAGTTGAGTCATAAGGTAGTTAAGAACAATCTTTACAAAGAGGTTAACAAGCAAATGATTAAAAGAGTTAAGAGGGTAATGAGATAAAGGCAAATTTACCATAGAGGCAAATTTACCTTTACCGCAAATTTAGTACACAATCATACTTAGTTCTGCATCATCATTGAGACCTGCATATTTGGTTACATACTTTGTTTTATCCTCATCAATTAACCAACAACCATTTTTATCTTTTTTTACTTTTCCGTTTGCATGTTTTTTATGCACCACCTCCCTTTCAGTATATTCAAAAGTTAGTTCTTGGATGTCTAAGTCCTTGCCACTTAAATCTAAACCATAAGTTATTTCTATGTGGCTTTTTATCATCTCTCTTATCTCATCTCCCCATATTTTAATTTCCATTTTTTTCTCCTTTTTTTAAACCTTCCATTAAAAACTCCCAGTCTTTCAGATCTTCATATTCCTCAACAGACTGCAAATTTAGTTGTATGCTATGCCCATTAGTACAGGCAAATTCTAATTCTGAAGATATTGAATGATTTCCTGCACTTCCTATAAATGCACTGATATTGTTTGAAAAACAATTTATCAACTTAACCATATCGTCAATGCTTAATTGATTTGATAGTTCATAGATGTTATCTGCGTTATATTTATTGTTACTCATTAGTCTTGCTCCTTAAAATAGTTTTCTATTATGGTTAATTGTTTTTGTATGTGTTCTAAGTCTTTGTCTAATTCATTTGTGCTTTCAAAATTATCATCTTGTAAACAAGCAATAGAAATACTTGCTTCTTTGACTGCTTTGTATGTTTCGTTTTTCCTTACAAAATAAGAAAAATCATCTTTTATATTTGGTTTACTCATTAGTCTTGCTCCTTCTTGTATGCACACACAACAAAGTTATAACCCTCTGCTTCTGTATCTAAATCTAATAAATCAGTAAGTGTATCTAATACATTTACTTTATGTGATTCAGCATAATCAACACCAAACCACACACCATCAGGGACTATAGTCCACCCATTCTTTTTAAGTTCTTGTTTAGTTATCATGTTATTTAACTCCTTACTTTTATTTAACATACACCTATCATATATAAATATATATTTATATGCAATAGTTAAATGCAAATTTATTTTTAAGGCAAATTTAAGATCAAGGCAAATACTGTTTTGATGCAAATACTGTTTTGATGCAAATACTGTTTTGATGCAAATTTATAATCAAGGCAAATTTATAATCAAGGCAAATTTATAATCAAGGCAAATTTATTCTGATAAAAAAAACACCGCAAGAAAAAAACATCAACAACCAAAGACAAAAACCAAAGACCAATAACAAAAACACCACAAGGAATTCTAAGCCTCTACATTACAATATAAATATATATAAGTAGTATTGCATTACTTTAATATAACAACGCCTTAGAAAGGCTTACAGGCTCTCTAATATATACATTTATTTATTAAGGACATAAAAAAGGCGGTAATAATACCGCCCTTAATTGGTTAGGTTAAATATTAATTAATTGCTAGAACTCCAATAGCCATTTGCATAGCATCTAGTATCACAAGGGACAACAAATATATCTTGTAATTCATCCTCGTCAAATCTCTTATATAAAAACTCTATACCATGATCAAAAGTTTTGAATGTTTTATTTGGAAACATTCTGTTATATGCCCAGTCTATAATTTTATATTTTTTTTCTTGTTTCATTATTTACCCCTTTTTTTAAGTTCAATTTTTGCTTCTTGTAGTCTTTTATTTTCCTCTGTTGTGTTTAATAGTTCTAACATACTCAAAGCTTTAATTATTTGTTTCAATTCCCATGTAGATTTATTTTCCATTATTTACCCCTTTATTAATTTTAATTTATGCCCTTGATTAGTTAGGCGGTTATATTTATCTTGCATAGTTATAAGACAAGAACCCCTAAAGGCTATAAAGCCTTTAAGTGTTCCATTGTTTATTGTGATTGTATATTTCATTATGTCCCCCTTATCCGTTTATAACTGGTGCAATGATTCCATAACCGCCCATGTCACGCCAAATATCTAATTTATTATTTCTTATATAATCATCTTCTATTTTTAGTGCATAACCTCTAGGGTCTCTATTCCAAAAAACATTTTTATTATGTGCAACATTTAATATTTTAAATAGTTTATTTAATATATATTCTTCTTCGGCTTCAACCCATGCTTCCTCGTAGTATTCACAAAACTCTTCAGCCTTTGTATGTGCATATTCTTCTAACTCTAACAATAGATCGTAATCATAAGAATCTATGTCCGTATTAAATATATTATTAATATTATTAATATGCTCTTTAGTCCATTTCTTTGCCAGTTCTTGTCTACTTATATCCATGTTTATATTCTCCTTATAATGTTAAACATAACCTATTATATATAAATATATATTTATATGTCAATAATTAATTTAATAAATATTTATTTCTTTATTCATACCTTTATAAGCTGTACTTATAATACATTTCTTTT